GGCCTGTCTGATGGATGTTCTGAATGCGCTGTATAGCTCTGTTTTGATCTATACCTTGCTGATTAGATTCGATTGCTTGCTCAGCCTGTTGAACTCTAAGTGGGTGAAGTTCAGCTATTCTCTTTTGTTCAGCGTTGTTTTGCATGTTCTGGTTGAACTTAGCAATAACATTGCCAGCATCAGGTACGCGAATACCTGAAGTAATTCGAGGATCAATTGCCATTAGTGAACGACTCCTATCTTAGCGTAATCGACTTGCATGTAACCGTCTTTAATGGTTATTGCGTCAGGTTGTTGTCTGTTTACTTCGTCAGCCATAACACCTTTACTTGAGCCGTGAAGGTCTAGTTTGTTAGCTGCTTCGTTCCAATCCCAAGAGTAAAGATTAAAGCCGTTACTAACACCTATATGCTCGATGTTTTCTTTTAATCTAGAGTCTGAAAACATAGCCCCTGCCGCTGCTTGAACTGAAGGGTCTGAAGCAGCGTTAGCGGTCATGTCAAAGATAGTATTAGCAGACGCGCCACGTGCATTAGCTTGGCCTGTTACGTTTCCAGCTATCGCGTTTCCTATGTTATTCTGTGCATCTGCTATTTGAGAGCCGGCACCTAGTGCAACGTTAGCTTGTGCTTGACCTGTATTAAATCCGCGACTCAATAAGTCTTGTATAGATTGCTTTTGCTGGCCAATTAAAGGCGCGGCAGTTAGTAAAGCGTTGTTGTTTAATTGCTGCAATGTATCGCCCGCTGATAATCGGCCTCTAGCTGCTGCCATTTGATTAGTTTGCGTGTTGGCGTTATCTAGTCCCATTTGAAAAAGTGGGTTGTTTTGAAGAAAGTCAAACTGTGCTTGTGAATCAGTAAGGAAGTTAGCCTGATCTAAACCTTGTTGACCTAGTTTCTGAAACGGCTGTAAGAACCCCATGCCCTCAGACTTTGCGCCCTGTAATGCTTGTAATGCAAGCTCAGCTTGACCTACCTGAGCCTCACCACCTTTTTTAGCTGCATCTACGGCTGTTTTGCCTGTTAAATCTCGAACAAATCCCATAATAAAACCTTTGTATTGTATGTTTTGCCATGCTTCAAGTAATCATTTACCTTTGTGTCGATTACTTTAAAACCGTTTATTTTTGCAAACTCTAGAACGTTACTATAAAGCTCTGGAATTTCTGCATACAATGGTCGAGTTCCGCTAAAAATTAAGGATTGTTCGCCAAATTGTCCTGCGTATTCTTTTCTATACTCAGGTAATACTTGCACGTGGCATTTATTACCGTCTAAATATTTGTGATAAACCATCAACGCTATTATCTTGCTGCCAATATAACCACCGATGTATAAATAATCTTCCAGTGGTGGTATAAATTCATTTGCTTTCGGACAGTTATCGTCTGTTATTGTATCATAAATAGCAGGGTTGCATAATACAGCCCTGATGTCATCTATGTCTGTTGTTTCTCTTGTTATCAAATCTCACGCCCTGTAACAGTAAAGTATATAGACGCAAGCGCTGAACACTCCACCCTTAAAGCTCCACCCGCTGGTATTATTTGATTAACAATACCTATACCTAAGTCAGTTCTTCCCCATACAACCACTTTAAAAGGTATTTGCGGCTGCTGTGTTCCGTCTTGTTCAACTATATACGCCTTGTAACTAGCAGTAACAATTGAGTTATTTGCCGCCGTAAAAGCCTCGATAACCACGCCATTGATGCCCGCTGTAAATATAGTCTCTGGTGTGTCGATAGCCGTGTTTACAGCATTGTTTGCTATTTGTTTAGTTGCCATTCTAGACCACCGTCACTTGATAAAACCAACCTGAAACAATTATTGTCGCTGCCGCTATCGAACTAAATCTAAATCTAGCCCCACCGTTTTTTGTTATTTCATTCCCTATATACACTTCAAAATTAGCGGTTAGAGGTTCCGATGATGAAGCTGTTTTGTAGTAAGCATGGTCGACATTTAACTCGTAAGGAGTTACCTGACCTTCCGCTAAACTCATAAATAAATCAACTTCTTGTGCTGCTGCATTTGAGATTGTTAGGTCAACTCTGAATTTAACTAAATCGCCTATTTTCAAACTACTAAAGTCGAACTTACCTGTCGAAGGGTTCCATAATACAGCTTTTGAATCAGGGTTGTATGATGTAGTTTGCGGCCCTAATGCGTCGTTGGTTAGATATGTATTAGTTGCCCCTGCCCCGTGAACTATAGGCGTGGCGGCTGTCGCTGTATCGTTAGCGTTAAACCAGTGAGTTTTAGTGAAGCCTGTTATTAATGCGGTATTTGCAATTATTGCAGCCGCATTAGCCACTATTGCAGCTTCGTTTGTTGCTACATCTGCATATAATTCTGTAGTGTTAGCATTTATTTTTGTTGCTCCGCTAAAAAGAGTATCCCCAGCCTTAGCGTTTGCTGTACCTATTATTATCGGTTGTTGTGCCATTATGCGACTACCTTATCAAATGTTATTTTTGTGCTGTCGAATGTAAAGCCTGTCGTGTCTATAGTGAACTCAGGCAAGCCGTCTATTTGTTGCTGTAACCATTGAGCCTGTGGGCTAAACCCGCTAGTGCTAAAGTTACTAAGGTCGGCAATTGTATCATTGTTGCCGCCAAGTTTATTCCATAACTGAAATATGACGGTGTTCTGTTGCTCAAAGAACGCCCTTGTAACTCTATCCTTAAGGAACTCAGGCGGTATTTTTAAAAACGGTGGTGGATTAACAAAGTTAGCCATTATTTACCCGCCAATTTTAAATCAATGTTTGCACTGTAAACTGAGTAGTTAACTGGGTCAGTAGATGAAAGCCTTAACATGCAATCATAAAACGTTTTCATTTTATCCCATTTTACTTTAAGAACAAATTCACCTAAGCGACCAACGCGAGGCCATGCTCCAGCGGCCCATGTTCTACCTCCATCGTATGAAGCTTCAACCATTATACGAGGGTTATCACCTTGACCGGCAATTAAACCAACGCCAGTTTCCATACTGATTGTTACGCTTGACATAGTTACAGCGTCACCTATTGCGCCACCGATTAGCCTAGCATCAATGTTTGATATAATTCTTGTTCTTTGTAATGCTTCGTTGTTGTTTGTGTATGTATCTAGACATAAACAATAAACATTGCCGTTATCGTCATCGGCTGCGTAGTCTTTACCGTAGGCACTAATCACACTTGAGGCTTGCCATTTTCCGTCATTGGTTCCGCTTGATAATTCAAACCAACCATTTTCCGCTAGCAATTCGCTAACTGTGAATGTTTTGTTTGCAGTGGGAAAGGTTATTGTATAAAAGTTCTGACCCTCTAATGTGTAAGTAAAGCCTATAGCGTCATCTGTTACGTCGAAGGTAGATATTACATGACTTATTGCATCTGTGCTAATTCGTTGCTTAGAACCTGCTTGTGCTCTGTATATAGCATTATCATCACCAAGCCAATAAAAGGCTTCATCAGTCTTTGCTATTGAGTGCGGAGCAGATAATCCAACGTTAAATATTCTACCTTGAAGCTTGTCGATAGGTGGAGCGCCAACGCCTGAGTTGTACCACCCAACTATTGAACGAACACCGCATCGATAAATAATTTCCTCGAATACAAAATCTCTAACCATTGCATCAGGTAGTGTTTCTTCACCTACGATATTCAAGCCGCTTGCTACCGCGCCATTACCTACGTTTGAGATAGTGGAGAAGTCAGCAAAAGTATAGATAAACTGATTGTTAAAGAAGTCTACAGATAAAGCGCCTGTGATATTAACGTCCGTAACTTCTGTCACTAGATTAGTGTCAGTGGTGTATTGCCAAACCTTTTGCCCAGGTACAACAATAAACATATTGATACCATCGTCAGCAATAATACAACGCTCTGTGCTTGGTATTGAGCCGCGCAACGTGTGAACGCCTAGCTTGTCAATCTCATAAAGTGAAGTGCCTTTAATTTGGTATAGTATTTCTGCCATACGATGAAAGCCGCGGTCTTCACCTTCAGCATTACCTAGAGTTTTTAATCCTGGGAATGGCATCAGCACATAAGTATCTTTACCAGCTTCATTAAACTGTTGATACCAGTTCTTTGTCTGCTGACTAGATAAAGGTTTAGACCTGCTTTGATAAGTAGGCCCTGTAACGTTAACTGGTACGGTTTGAAAAGCCATTATATAATCATGCCCCCGTCAACACTCATAGCAGGAGCAGGGCCGTAACGACCTTTCTTGTCTGCTTTGTTAGCACCTTTAATCGCACTGATAAATAATTGTGTGTACTTCTGCGCTTGTTCGTTATCTTGTGAGTAAAAATAAGTCTGAGCCAATGCGCCGTATAAGTAAATGCTTGGGTGCTTAGTAAGTATATCGTTAGTCTGGACGGTTAAGCTTAATGAAGGAGCCTTACGATAGTATTGTATTTCTATTGTGTATTCTGAATCCGGGACTCTGTCAAATTGCAACTCATTACCAACAACAGTAAAGAAGTTAGGCTTGCCAGTCGCTACCTGTTTAAACATCTGCTCAGGAGCTTGAAAGCGCAATTCTCCGCCGTTATTATCAGTAACTAGTCTAATGCTACGTGCTGACTCAAAATCATCAGGTAATGATAGATACTGCCCCGCAGTTAATGCCGTTGAAATCGTTTCCATACTACGAACAGTTAAAACCTCAACCTCATTTGAGTACATAGCATTTTCAGCTAATTGAATAAAATCAGGCATTTTAACGCCTAAATCGTCACGATGCGACCAGTCGATCACTTCTTTAACTAGGTTGTCGTAGTTGTCTAACATTAGATTACACCTTGTTTTGTTCTGAGAAAATTCCATTCTGAGGAATTAAGCTTTGCTAATAGATACTTTCTATTACATACAGCTAAAGGGTTTGAATCGGTATAGCCTTTCTTTTTCATATCTTCGCGCCACATTTCCAACACAATAGGAGGAATAGAGGCCATTTTGTGCATGTCACCTTTAAAGCCGCCCGACTGATTACCTAGCTCTTGCTTGTTGGCATTTAGAAACGGGTTAACATCTTGTGTCTTGTGAACCTTTACCTTTTTATCAACGACACTATAAGTTTCGAGTATGCCTGTTTGATAGTCTAAATCTCTCATTTAAACGGCCTTATGTTTTTTAAATATAGCCAGCTCTTTGTCTGAGCATGCAAAGCTTTCACCTTTTTTAATCTGCCCTTCAGAAGTGCATAGGCATTTAAGCGCTACATATTCTTTCTTAATTTCTTTTTTGATTGGTTTTTTCTTTTTAGCTTCAGTCATAAATCACCTCTAAAATTAAAGGGAGCCGGAGCCCCCTATATTATTCTATGACGTTAACGCTGTCATGATACCGCTTGATTTTTGATTACGTGCTTCAAGTGTGTACTCGCTCAAGATTTGAACGCGATCACTATCACCAGTTTTAGCTAGTGGAGTTTCCTCGAAGTCAGTAACAGAAGCCATTGCGAACATATCCATTTGTAAAACCAACAATGAAGTCTGAACCATGAAACGGTTAGGCACTACAGCCAACGAGCCGAAATCTGATACGTAAATATCAATAGCTGTATGAACTGTTGCTGCATTACCATCTACAACGCGCTGTGCTGCACCTGCTGAACCACCGTTAACGATGCCAGATAAAGCCTGCTTAACAGTTGAGCCAACCATAATAGTATCTGGTTCGCCGCCTTGGTCCCAACATGAAGCTAAAACAGACTTTAAATCTGACTCAGCAAATGCTCGGTTAGTACCAGGAGTGTTTACATCAGTACCGTCACCAGTAGGAGCAACTGCGCCAACACCGCCGTTGAAGTTAGTAGCTAACCATGATTCAACACCAGCCAATTCACGTGCTAATGACTCAGAACCAGTAACCTTAGCTTTATTGGAAAGCATTGCTGTTTCCATGTCGTTTTTAAGCAACTTACCCATTTTCATGATTTGTAAGCTCATCTCATCACCACGACCAGCGCTTTCAATTTGACGCTGTGTACGAGTAACGCGAGGTACTTTACTAGAAATCTGAGTGCGATTGCCTAAGCGAACAGTTGGAATTGGCGCTGTAGTTGCTGCATCGTTACCTTCAATAACGGCATTGTTTGCTGCTGTACCTAGAGTGTCGGTCTGCCATTCATGGTTAGTAGCTGTTGCTGCACCATGTGAAATACCCGAAATAAACGGGGTTGAAGTTGGTGAAATATCGTAAATGATGTTTGATAAATCTTCACGATTACCAATTGCGTCGTACGTGCTTACTGTATCTGCTGGAGTAGCCATTTTAATTCTCTCTTAATTTAGTTAGTGTGTCTTTTCGCTGTGCGAAGTGCGGCAGCGTTCTGGACGTTCGGATTTTTGTTAAATGCTTTTTGAGCTTTATCAACTGCAGACGAAACTGCTTGTGCTGATGCTCTTGGTCTTGTACTTACCGGCGCTTTACGTACTTTCTTCTCGATAGCTGCATTACTAGCTGATTGAGATTTATAACGCGCTGCGTCTAACATAACTTCGTAGTGCTTCGCTTCAAATGATGCTAATTCAGTTTGACCTATACCGCGTGAATCCGCGTATTTAGTCATCATGTTAGTGTCATCAATGAATTTTTGTGATTGCTTGCCGTCTTCCATCCACTCAGGATGATTAGCAAATAAATCAGCGCTAACTTTTTTCATGTCTACATCAGGCTTTTGAGTCGCGGTTTTAGCTGAGTTAACAAACTCTTTTAGCTTCGATTGCTTCTCTGTGTACTTAATGTATTCTTCTGGTTCGTACTCTCGCATTTCTGCAATTTCATCAGCGGTCTTAGTATCTTCGTTTAGCATTGCCTCTAGAGTTAGCAACTTGTCGCTTAGTTCAGATTCCTTAGCCGTGAATGATGTTTGCATATCTTCAAAATCTTTGCGGTTGTCTGCCAGCTCTTGAGTCTTGCGAGTATAATCAGCCTGTCGTAAATGCCCTTGCTCCCACTGTTCAACGTCTTTAAGGTTTATTTCACGCCCTTTATAATCAACGTAAAGATCCTCATTTTCGCTTTCTGGTGTAGCTTGTGCACTTTCTTCTTGCTCTGACTCTTCAGTCTCTGATGTTGCCGTTTCATTAGCGTACGCCTTTGGTTCAACTACTTCTTCGACTGGTGTATCTTCCGACACATTAACTACCTCAAGATTTTCGGTTGGCGCTGTAACAGGCTCCGAAGTTCCGCGAGATACTTTAATTCTTTCTAATATTGTTTGTTCTGGTGTTTGCATTGTGTGAGTCCTATTGGTTATTCACGTTAAATTATATTACTAATCTTACTGTTGATTTTATCCATCAAGGTGAGTTTTGCTGCTTTGCCTGCCTTAATCTGCTTAGTAAACTTATCAATGAACAGCTTTAATACTTGCCCTTGATGCCATGCCGCTAACCGTTCTTTTTCGCTGTCTAAATCTGTGCTTTCAAACTTGTTTAGTAAGTCACCACGTACAGAAATAATAAACTCTTGTATCATTGGATCGTTAAGTAGCTGCTCGGCACGTTGCGCTCGCTGTACTGTGTTCTTTAGTTCTATTTCATTCATTGTAACGCGTTACCTTATTGTTTACTAATATCAAGAGTGAATACTGGTGAATCGTCATCTACAGCCCAGAAACCACCGTGTTTATCATCTATGAACCTAGCGTCCTTGTTTTTCACCACTGGAAGTCCGTCTTTGCTTAATGACTGCCAAACCCTTTCTGCATCTGGGGTTACTGACTCATCAGAGGTTAATCTTTTTAAATTTCTTTTTTTGGCTTCGTAGTTTCTGTTACTGATTTTTGCTTCTGAATTAACCCCGATTTAGCTCTAGATAATTCACTTATCGCAAAAGATACAGGTTTCTTTAACTGTCTAGACTGAGCCATTAACTGCTTTTTCCTGTCTGGCGTTGCTAACTTATACTCTGCTTGTAGTGGCTTAAATGCTAATGCGTACTTCTCCTCTTCAACCTTTAATGCGTCCTCAAATGGCTTTAAATCAACCTTACTCCCAGTGCCTTTTTCAGCGTTGACGCCCTTGAATGACATAGTGACAGATTCGCCACCTTTCAACCCTTCAGATAGTTGCTCTAATGACTTATTTTTATTGCTTGTCGCTGTTGGCCTAAACCCTCGATTATAAGCCGCTGTTAATGATTCTTTGCTTGAAAATGCGCCTGATAACTCATCGCCATATTTATTGATAGCCTCATCAAGTAGCTTACCTCCTTTACCTTGCCCTCTTGCTGACTCATCAGTTAAGAATTCAACGATACTAAATTTAGTTGGTGACCACTTAGACTCAACTACATCAATGTGAGATCCATCAACTGACAATCTATCATTTACTGCCCCGCCTAAATCAAAAGGCGATTTACTTAATTTAATACCCTTCTTAGCTAAATCACCAGCAACAGGAATAACACCTAATGCAGCCAAGCTCATACCTAACTTATCACCTTTAGCAACAGCGCGACCGAATTCATCACCAGCAGTAGCATCACCAACACCAGGAAGGAATTCACCAATACTCGAAAGGTTTTTACCTATCTGTTGTGCGCGATAGTTATCAGATATTAAACCTGTACTAGTTAGCGTGTCAGCAATCCCTCCACCTATCTTATCAACTAGACTAGGGTTGTATGGTGCAACTGTGTTGGGTTGTGGTGCTAGTGCGTCTGATTGACCGTTAATTGCTCGCTGTGAATACTTCTGACGCAAAAAGTCACGTATCTGATTTGTATCCATTCCATCAGGAAATTTAGCTTTACCGATACCTTTAATATCAACTATAGGCATTAAGTAAAATCCCCTGTAGCTGGATCGAACACTAGCATGTTGTCTTGCATACTAGCGTTTAGGTCTTGTCCGTATTTCATTTCTAAGTCTGTTAATTTAAGCGCTAAATCTTCGTTGGCCTTGTTGTTGTCGCTAGCTAGCTTTTGCTTAAACTGTTCGTTGCTAGCTTCTAGTTGAACAACTTTAATCTGTGCATCTGATTGCGCCTTTAATAAAAACGCTTCTTGCTTGATTTGTTCAGCTTCAGCTAATGGGTTCTGCATCATCTGCTGTTGCTCTTGTAATTGCACCACCATCTTGTTAAGTATTTCGTTTTCAGCCTTGAGTGTTTCGTCTGGCTCTTCAGGGTCATTAAAGAATTCACTAACGCGAGGAAATCCAGCACCTTGAACAATTCTAGCTAAAGTATTATAAACATCTTTTTCATCAGCGAGTGTAGAGCCTTGCTGGATAAGTGACTGCTGAATACCATACAATCCCTGTAATGTTTCTAGTGACTTCTCGTTATCACCAGCACCTAAGCCAACGTTAGATTGTACATAGTGAGGATATTTCCAGTCTTTAGGGTTAACAGTTAACGCTTTACCTAATACTCTAAACTCTGTCTCTGTGTTCTGGTAACGAGATACTAACCAAGCGATACCTTCGTAAAGCTTTCTGAATCCTGTCTCACCATAGTTACGTGCAATCAATTCGATCTTAGCGTCTGATGAATCTTTAACACCTTGAAAGCGTGTTGCTGTTTCCTGGTTAAGCTTGTCTGAATCTAAACCCTGATTAGCTAACAACGCACCTGTTGTTTGCGCTCTTGATTGGTCTACGTATTGAATTACTTGTAACGCTTGTTGGCCAATGTAAGGAATTTGTAAAGGAAAGACTGCATTGCCCGGTAACACTTTAGTATCTTCGTCCATGCGTACAATGCCGTTAGTGCGAACAGTAAGCATATCATCGAGGTCAACATCAGGATGAACAACGTTACGTGGATTATTAACCATATAAATATTGTCATTAATTCCGCGCTGTAATGCTGTCTTTTGTAATTGGTAAGGATATGTAACTTCTGCACGTGAACGACCGATAGCCTTATGAGGCATTAAGATTGCTGATAGTGAAGCGTAAGGCACATGGTTAAAGTATTCGTTAACTAGAACCTTGTTACCTGAAATCATTACGTGTCTGCGCTCTGCGATACCATCACCGTCGAAATCAACTTTAACGTACAAGTCTGATATTTCTACATTCTGTGAGGCCCAATCATTTATATTTGTGTCGAAGTTAGCGCCGCCTTGGTCACGATTACGAACAGCGTCGATATTAGATGTACGGTTATCTTCTTCATCAACCGTTGATAATTCGTCTATTAGTTCACGCTTAAAGCCTTCGCTTAATAATTCACCGCGAGTCTTGCGTACTCTATCACCAACTAGTTCAGCATCTTCTAAACTTCTAGCGTTACGAGTAATGAGGAACAATTCAGTAGGTACATTAATGATACATACCTTTTGCTTTTCAGTGGTAACACGAAACTTAATATCAAACGTTGCTGGTAACTCTGGGTTTTGTGCTTCGTTTTCTTCCTGCTCTGATACTTCAACTTTAACCTTGTCAACCTTTGAGCCTTTTAAGCTTTCAATGATTGCGCTTATCTCTTCAGCGTCAACATTTTCATACTCAACAACTTCAACTTCTTTTTGTTCTTCAATAAAATACTTTACAACGCCGTTCTTCTGAATCTCAGCGTCTTTAAGCCAGTTATGAATTATATTAAAGCTTTCAGGTTGTGAGCGTACAATCCAGTTAACATATTTAGTCTTTTCTTCTGCTTCTTTAATCTCTACTTCGTTCTCAGTATTAGGCTGAAACGTTACTACATCACCTGAACCTAGAAAGATACGAGCTAATGAGGGCATATCAGCTTCAACAACATCAGCAATGTCTGTAGAAACTACACTTGATTGATTTGGAATCGCAGAAAACTCACCTGATTTATCACCAAGATAAGCAGCTAGATATTTTGTATTTTCTTTTGAGAATTCACCGTTATACGTTGCCGCGTCTTGCTCTGCCTGTGACAGTAACGCAACCAATTCTGAATCTGTCATCTTATTTCGCATTAAAAGCACTCGATGATTAAAGGGGATTTTGTTTTACATATTATAACTTATGAATTACACTAGTTAAATGTAGTGCAATTCGCGCTATCTATTGTGTTCTATCGGGGTAAAGTACAATGAATAGCTTCACATTAACAATACACAATAAAGGATGGACCGTTAAAGACGCTTGTGCCTATTGGGGTATTAGATACGAAACTTATAATAAGCACTGTAACGATGTTAAGTTTCATAACCGTTTAGAGTGTATGTGTAACGGATTAAGGGATAGGTTAAATGATTAAATACATAAAGAGTTTATTTACAAAAAAGAAGCCAGAGCTGTATTGGGGTGATTTTAAAGAGTGGGATTGTTGTGATTTCTGCAATTATTTGCAGGAGTTCTATCGTTTTGGCGGTATATGTCCTGCGTGTGGAAGTAAGAATATTAAAAAGGTGGTTGCTAGATGGCAGTCATACAATGAAAATAATGGCTGTACAGTTAAGGTTGTTAGATTAAAGAGTGAGGTTAAGTAAATGGATTATAAATTTACAGATAACAGCGCTGGACCAGTTAGATTTATAGCATGTTACCTTGAAGTATTAAAAGAAGAAAACCCAGCACTTCATGAAAAGATATGCGCAAAGCAGCGAGAGATAATGAAAGGGATTGAACCTAATAGTCGTAAAGGCCCAACAATTATGGATATGATTAACGATGTACTTAAGAGGGCTGATAAAGAAAGATTTTACCAAGCTACAGAGAGGTTAAGTAAATGATTGAATATATATATATTTCAATAGATAGCTCAGGCACTGAGCATTCATTAGTTGCTTGCTACACGGCAATTGAGGGCGGTTATGTTTACTTTTGTGATGGTGCCGGCCAGATGATTCATACGTTATTTCAGCCTATATCTAGCTTACGACTAGGAGTTTACAATGAAAATGCTTAGAAACTTTAAATGCTCAAGCAGCCATATAACAGAGAAGTTTGCTGAATGGGATTTATTAACCGTTGAATGTAAAGAATGCGGAGAAGCAGCAACTAAAATGTTATCTGCTCCCCGGTGTTTTGGTAATACTACTGGTGGTAGCCCATCAACTAACTACAAGAGAAAGGTATGAAAATAAAGCTGAGAGTACCTTCAGTATATCCTTTTACTAACGAGCCTACAGATAAGTACTCTGCAATGCCAGAAAGTGACCCTTACCTGTTTATATTATGGTTTTTAGGGGAATGCAAAACAAGTGTTGATTTTAAAAACTATGACCACATGACTAAACCACGTTAGAGCGACCATAGTTTAAAGCTTTACGAGCCTTCTTAATTGGAGGCTTAAACATTAACATCATTAAGCTATCAGCCATGCCAGGGGAATCAATCCCTTGGCTTTTCATCTCTTGTTTATTCATCAACTGTTGCAATCCATTACTGTTATTCTTCCTTGGTATACGACAAAGCTCTGAACGCAAAGCGGGGATACTTTCTATTCCATCACTATCAAAGCTTATCATCTCCTCTGGGTCAACGTACTCACCTTTAACTACGCACCTATAAGTGTTGTAACATCTATCAGCTAAAGCAATGTAATACTGCGCCCTGTTATTCTTGAATACTTCAGCATTAGTAAGATTATTGTTTTTATCACCGTAACCTTTTTGATAAATCTTCTCTGAGTTGTCTTGCCCCTTACCAGATAATGAACCTTTAAACATTTGATATTTAGTTGATGTTGCGTCTAGGTTATTAGATACTTGACGTTTAAGTCCTGCACCCATACCATCACCATCCCATACAAACCAATCCGCTTTGTGCTCTCTTGCTAGGTTAGTGGCCCAATCACAACCTACATCAATTTCACCGGTGTTCTTTTCATAGATGTGTTGAACAATGGAACCATGACGCATTGCATAGCCTTTATTATCCTTACCTGTATCACTGGGGTCATGTGCTGCAATCTTAGCTCCTAAAGGTTTGAACGCCTCTTTAAGCTTATCTAACTTATGTGCGTCAATACATGCGTCAAACCATTCAGCTTTAATGATAGAATCTTCAACTTCGTCGTTGAATTTACCTTCCCATATCCAATCGTACTTAGCTCTTGATAGGTTGGCGTAATCCCATAATCGTAATGTTTCCTGTTCTGTATTCCACCACGGATTATCACGCCAGTTTACAACTACGATTAAATGCAATTCATCCTCATAGTAACCATTGCGCTCTAACTCTCTTAAGTAAGGAACTATAAACCTTTGACTAAATGGATCTGCACTTGATTGAGGGTTAGCACTAAACCAACACTCTGCACCTGGATTACGTAATATTGTAGGCAGTAGCTTGTCAATACTGGCTTGGCTCATTGTTTGTGCTTCTTCAAACCATGAATACTTATAGCCCTGTGCTGACTGAATAGAGTTAGGGTTCCTTGATGCGCCTTTATAAGCTGTCTGTGCACCATCAGGAGATATTATTCGCTTCTCTTGTACATTCCATCCATTAAGCATTAATCGGTCATTAATGGCACCCTCGAACACTCGATGAACTGAATCAGAAATAGAATCCTGAAATTCACGTAAACAATAAACGTCAGCCTTCTCAGTTGCCATTTTAAATGTTAACGCGTCACCTATACCAATAGACTTACCTGAACCCCTTCCACCTATAGCAATCTTTAATTGTTTAGGCTTTGTTAGAAAGTGTTCAAGCTTGCGGTTAATCTTTAGGTGTGGCATTCATAAACTCTACTGTCCATTTACCATCGGTCTTAAAGCTTTCGCCTTCAGCGTTTTTAATCTCTATTGATTTTTCATCAGGAAGGTATTTCTTGAGGAGTGATAATCTGTGTGTGATAGCGCTATTGATACGGCTAACTGAGACGTTATCTAACTCAATAGTAACGTCTTCCAGTTTTTTAATATTATCAACTATTTGGCGTATCTTATTGTTCTCGCTAAGGTAGCGCCTTAATTCTTCTTTGTTAACCTCTCTGCGCTTATTGGCAGAGGTAGTTGATTTATTCATTTTGTCAGTCCTTACGGTTATTGACTAGCTTACTATGCTGGGTGATTGATAACCCATGATGTAATGTCTACTGTTGCAGCTGCCACTATTGAAACTGAATTTAATTCCAAATCACCACCGCCACCTGTAGCCGTTACAGTGCCATCAATTACTGATGCACTTCCCGATGTTAACGCGCGAAAATATCCCGCTGTACCTGTTGCGTCTGCACTTGCGTCTTGAGTGATCGCCCCTGCTGTTGCGCTACCTGCTGACCATGTACCGAAAGCGCTAGCACTTAATGGTAGTGTTGCTAATAGCGTACCTGTTGCCGCACTATCAACACCTGGACTTGAGCCTGTTCGTATCTCAATTGAGCCAGTATTTAATAAATCTGTCAACGCCGTACCTGCTGCGTTTCTTGCTGCTATTGTAATTTCCATTACTTAACTCCTAAATAAAATATATTTTAACATTAATTACTTATCAGTCCAAATTGTACTGATTGCTGTTTGGTCTGCCCATGTTGTGTTTGCTGGTAACTTGTCAATCCATGATGCTGGAACCCTGCCAACTGCTGACATAGTAAAACTAGAAACTGTTTGATTTATAGTCCCTGATATTTGCTCAGCTACTGTCCCGCTTAAAGATTGAGTGAATGCACTTACTGTTTGTGATATTACGCCTGAAATATTTAATACTGCTGAACCTGTAGCTGACTGAGCAAAAGCGCTTGCTGTTTGGCTTATAACGCCAGTTATTGGCTCTGATGTGATTGAGCCGCTTGCGCTTTGCGTGAATGATTGCGTGTTCTGTGTAATTGCTCCTGATATACCGCTACTCGCTGGAACTAAATCAGCGCCAACATTGAGCGCAAAAAGTGGAGATGTTGATTTTATATTGAAATTATTATTTGCGTAATCTTCAAAGTCCGTAGTAGCTACCGTTTGCGTATTTGTTCCTGGTGCTGTTCCATCATTGGACGCGTTAAAATCATTCGCGGCGTTGGTGCTTAATGTGTAGTTGGTTGCACCTACCACATCGTTATACCCTACGCTATTCGTTAATACCCCAGATACTGACCTGTACAAAAAGTTATTAGAGCTTATGCTTGCCTTGTTTACTACTGTAACTCTTGTCACTTCTCCCGCAACATCTAGAACGCTCTGATCAGCCAAGTCATAACATATCGTATTGATAACGTCTTTTATGCCTTGTATGTTAGCTGAACCATTATACATTAATGAGTTTGTTATTCTGGTGTTTACTGGCTGAAAAACATCAGAGGACCACCCGTCAAAATCTAACCCATCTATTGTTACATGCTCACCCCTTGAAACTACCAGAAATGTATTAACACCGTATATTGTGCCAGTATTACCAGCTATTCCGTCTGTATAATCAGCGGCTATCGGCCTTATAATTACGTTTCTTGTTGCATCGGTGGTGTAAGAATTAAAATCAACAAAAGAATCCGTGTTTCTTAAATCACCCTTTAGTTCAAACACCATGTAAGAATCAGCGGCAACCAAATCGATAGCCTCTGCAATTACCGCCGCCCGTAGGTTAGTGTAATCACCTGAACCGTCTAAATAGACTCTTACTAATATCTCTGTTGCCATTATATTCTTTCTCTAATATAAAGGAGCACTTCCGCGAAAGTCTTTGTTATTTCTCCCGTTTGAAATAGCTCTAGCCACTCAGAAGTGTTTGAACTTGGCGATACAAAATACCACTTATTAGATATCAAATCACCTTCAACCAAAGGGTCTGTCAAATACGCCAAGTCTTCTTTTGTCTTGTCTGATACCTTAACAAGTGAAAAATTACGATGGTACTCTGTAACTGGTCTTGATGGGTACTTTAACAACCAAGCGTTTAACGTTTCGTTATGAGTGTAATTTTCTTTTGGGTTGGTCACGCTGGATATTTCACCAGAATCACCAGCCTTATTTCCAACTAAAATATGACAGGCCATTACTTACCCTTGCTTATGTTGTCTTTGATTGCTTTAGCTATGTCAGTCATTGCGTTAACTTGATTCTGATGTATAGCGTCTTTTCTTGCGTCATTATCAATACTGAATTTTGTGAACGTAGCACTGCCTAGTATAAACACCACTAAGAACCCCATTACCATTTTCTTAAGCTGCTTAAACTCTTCAGCTTGCATTGAGTTTGACAAAACTTCACTGTTAATGATTTTGATGTCTTTGTTTATTGATGATATATCATTTTGACTGTTTGTGATCTTTTCAGATAAGTGGTTTAACTCGACATGAACGGTATTAAGGTTCGAGACTGTATCGGCAAGCTTCTCAACTACCCTGACCAAATTGTCAATTTTCGTGTCTACTGCTTGGATAGTTGGCTCTTTCAAGTGTTTCTGCCGATGTTATATGTTTGATTATTTGCAATAATAGCATTAAACCGCCTAAGCCTACAAATACACCAGTTATAAATATAAGTAAGCCCATTCTTTCCAACTATTAATAAAGCAATAAACTCGACAGTTTTGTATATATTCTTCCAACTTAGCCCGTCACCTTCTTTAATATCAATTAAATAATAGTAGACTTCAGAGCTAACAAATAAGTAATTAAAAAAACAAGAAACGATCATACATACACAAAGTAAAGATATTAAATAAGCGTTTAAAGTTCTAGACAATTTTAACTCAACTAAAATATATTTATAGCAGAATTCAGCCAGAAATAAGTACACAACCGACACGACTAGACATTTTAGCTGGTAATCTATATCTATAGGCTTAATTAAAGATAAGCCGACCCCTGCGAGCCAGCTTATTAGTAAAACCTTTAAAAGATTCATGATGGGTTAGTTTACTTTTTCTTTGGTGGGACTGACGATTCATTATCGCCTGGAACACTTGGAACGAAGTTAAACATAATATTACCTTACTTTGTGTGTGGAGTTTTATTATATCAAATTCCTGCGTCTTTTAATAATTTTCTGTACCGTTTAATCTCTAGCTCTATGTCTTGCCACGTAGGAAATAATTCTTTTAGTGTGGGGTAATTAGCCTCACAAGACAAATGATAAGCAAACCCTTTGCCGTATTCCGAGTCTAAAGCGACATCATACTCAACTGGCATTCCTGATCCGTGTTGATTGCAATTAACCGAACATTGTTTATGTATATTTTCTAGTATAAATCTGCGCCTATCACCTCCACCCCTTCCAGCATGGTGGCGATGACCAGCGTCATACTTTATTGTTGGGTCAGTTTTACCACAGGTATAACAACCCTTGTCTTTATCTCTAACGTGAGTGACGTACTTATGGACTTCTATCTTTAACCTGTTAAACCATTGCGGCCTAGTCATCAACTCTTTCTTCTTAATTACATCTTTTTTTTTCTGAACTACACGTATTTTTTCTTTCCCTTTGTTTTTGTTAGCATAACCCCACTTAGCCGCAGACTCGTAACTACAAAACGCCATGCTATTAACTACAATATAATCTCTTATTCTATCCCCGTGATAAGCACATTTACGTTTACTATTAGCCATTAACCATCCTTACTTGTTTAAACCCCCAGCGTACTAAGCGCATACCAACACACTTTAAGCACTCGTATTTATTCTTTTGCACCTTGTCAGCTTCTTCTGACGTGGTTATTAAACCTTTACAGATAAGGCATTTGCATGGCTGTTTACGTGTAGCTTGTAGCATAACCTACCTCAATAGTGATCTATTTTCTCTGAATACTTATCGGCGAAATTAACTGGACTCAGAAAGCTTATTTCTTTGCTTTTTATCATTAGGTTAATATAGCACTCTGAGCAGGTACATCTCCCGTCACCTTTTCCTAATGATGAGCTTGATCGCCCACAATAATTTCCGCATTGGCATTTCAACTGCCACTTGCCACGACCAAGATAACCAGTAACTAATAAGGCCCCTGCTATTTTACCGGTATAATTAACAAACCCATTACCTGCTTTTGATATTTCCTTTATTGAAACATGCGGCTTTTGAATTAACCAAAAACTACCTTTAGCTGTTTTTTGATCCATAATCATTCCTTTTGCTTTTCTAATTGCCGTAATTACTAAACTCTTTCCGCTTACTTGCTTCGTGAGTCCTGTAAATCCCTATTCTTTCTTCTGCTATTTTCATTCTCCATTGAAATTTAGC